TGCTCTTCCGATCTAATCTTGCTGAATTCTGTCTCTCCATGCCTTTTAATGAACCACTGCAGATAGGCATTATCTCCAAATGTTTCTCTCAGTTTTGAAGAGTTATCAATCACTACTCCACCCACATAGATGTTCACTGTGAATATAGTTGCCACATCACTGTTCTTGAATGTCGTGCCATTCGACGATTCTATGCATAATAGTATTGAATCCTCTCCTTTAGCACCTGTGATACATACTGGTGTACTGTATGTGACGGTATTGTTGATCGTCGTTGCTGTTCTCTGCCATATATAGAATCCAGGACGCCATGTCGGTGCAGTCTCTGACCACCCTGTTTCGGGAGGTGTAACTCCATCTGTTGAACTAGCATACTCGCAAACAAACTTCTTAACTGAACCCTGTGCCTGTTTGATTGCTTCTCCAGCCTTTTCTTCAACTTCTGTAACCCTTAGCGATATCTTCTCATTAGACAGGCTTAATTGAGCCATCTTGTCATTGATGCCTTCCTGTTCCTTTGCGATTATATCTAGTTTCAATGATTCCTGGTCCTGCTGGACCTGCAGCTTTCTGATTCGTGTTGTATTAGATACACGATTCACTGTCTTTTCTTCATTCTTTGTTGTCACACTGCCGTCAACCGTAGACATAGAGAACTGTCCACCCTTGTAATTAACAGTTAGATCCGATACAAAGAAAGTGAATTCATTACTGTTATAATTGACAAGACAACCAGGAAGAAGATTATCAATCGAGATCATTGTGACATTCTTCACCTGGTTGAAAGCCAATCCTTTAAGTCTGTCATAGATGCTGTCTATAATGCTCTGTTCATCTGCATATAGATTTGCTGAATCAATAAATAGCGTATTTCCTGTTTCGTCGCCTTTAGAAAGAGGATTGAGCCCATTTTCAGCATATACTCTTGTGAGTGTATACACTTCATTCTTCTCATAGTCTGTTAAAGCCTGTGTAGCAGCAAAGGCGCTCTTTTCAATTGGTACAAACCTAATAGAATCAATTCCCTCTGCATAGACATTTGCTGCAAACAGTTCCGCAATCCATCCGAGATAGTCTCTTATTACAATCGTGTTATCGTACCATGATACGCTCTTATCAAGAACGTACTGCGGTATTCCTTCACGAATAATAGAAAGACCAGTCAGACTTTCAATCTCGTCTAGCTGGTCTTTTATAGTGACAGGATAAGACAGTTTAGTATCGTATGCCTTGTCAAGAGAATAGTTGTTGTCATACATCTTAAGAGTGAGTTCCTTGGTGTACTTCTCCGGCTGATCATACACCTTGAAGTATCTTGTATCAGATGCATCATTCTCTTTGACTTCCCAATACTTGCTGATGTCGATATTGTCAAGAATGCCGTCATAATTATCGAACTTCATTGTCAGTTCAATTGATGGCACGTTGCCTATCATACGGCAGTCAGCAAAAGAGACAGACATCTTATAATCAAGAAGTCTGTCCGTTACATTTGTCTCTCCATATTTTATAAGCATATGATCACACCTCAATCAGAGAGAAAGAGAATGAATCTGCCTTTAGACCAGACTGCACTCTCTTATAATTGTACTTCTTATTTGAAGCATACATCTTCTTGGTTCCTCTGATACCATGATCAGGAATGTAGAGTTCTGCCGTGAACTCTGCCGGAGTGAGTACCTTCAGAATATTCATTACATCTGTGAATGTATTCAACTTATATGTACATGTAATCTTAAGCATGTTAGAACGTATTCTATTTCTTCTTAAGATGCCTGTTGAAACAGGTCTGACACTATCCGAATCTAAATCATTGATTTCTACGCTGATATCTGAAGGAGTCGGAATAAGTGTTCCGTTTATCTTGATTTTCGCTTCATCTGCCATTTATTCCACCTCCTAATAGTCAAATACAGGCTTGCCTGTGCGTGCTTCATAGTCCTTAATATTGTCAATCACCATCTTAGTGATTACTCTGCCATCATCAAGTACCAATTTAATGACGTAGGTAGCGCCTGTGCCGTCATTCTGAGAAAGTGATAATCTTTCTGAAATCTTTTCAGCAATCATATCAAGTCCCTGTGTGTTTCTCTGTAATGGTATTACTGCTTCTGTTCCTGCTTCACCAATATTGGCAATAGTGGATGCACTTACGATACCACCTTTTGCGAGTCTAGGAATCCTAGGAATTGAGAATCCTTTTCCACCGACACCAGGAACCCAATCAGGAATCTTTATCTTGCCGATACCACTTAAGAATTTGTTGATTCCATCAATCATGAAATTCAATGGAGCCTTGAAGATAGCTCCTAATCCGGAAACAATACCCTCAAATATCTGTCTAACACCAAACCATGCTCTCCTCCAGTTGCCTGAGAACACGCCACCGATGAAGTTAGCTAGACCCATGAAAATAACCTGTACGGAATTGATGATAGGACCCACGTAGTCTCTGAACGCCTTGACGGCATTCTTAACCGTTTCAAACACATTCTTCCATTTGAAACCGAAAGTTCCTTCCATCCATTCACCTAGATTACGGAAGAATTCTCTGATATTGTTGACTCTTTCGCAGATTGTTTTGTCTGCACGTTCAATAATTCCTCTAATTGCAGCAAATACCATATCAAATACACCTCTCAATAGTGTTAAGGCCAATTCGAATACAGGTCCTAGAATATCAAGAATCGTACTGAATATAGGCGTAGCAAACTTAAGAAAATCACTTAATAATCCCATTATGCTCTGGAATACATTCTCCCATGCGTTCCACAACGGTTTGAGAACAGTTTCTACAAAATCCATGATGATTTTACCAACTGTATCAATGATAGGTGCCACAATATTTAGAAATACCTTCTGAACAATAGTAGCAATATTTCCTAGAATGCTTACTATATCATCTCTAAAGCCCTCGCTCTTTTTCCATAGATCTGCCACCGTAGCAATGACTGCCCCAATGATGACATTTACAGGATTCACAGCCATTACAATAGATGCGAATATCTGTGGAAAAATTCCGAACGCACCGCTCAATGCAGTTGCAAGTGATGCCCATCCTGAAAAGACTCCCACTGCAAGCTGGATCTGTGTGATAACAGTGCCAAGAATACCGGCAAGAGTAGAAAATAATGATAATCCCGCAATAGCTGAAAGTATGCCAAGAATAAGACCTACATTATCTGCTATGAAAGAGAATAGCCCATCAATGATACCAAGAACCACATTCACTGCACCTAATACAACAGTCCAGTCAATGGCTTTTGTGATATCCCTCACCATTTTCAGAATCTCATTGATGATCTTCAATATAGAGTTAAATATATTCCATAAATGCTGGATGATTGAATCACCTAGGCCTGCAGTGTTCCATGCATCGGCCAATCCTTGAGAGATATTGCCAATTATCTTGAAGATGTTAGTGAATATCTTCAATATCAGTTCGACAGTCTTTGCACCTGTGCCGTTTTCCCACACCGTGTACATTGACTTGCCGATTTCCATAAGAAGGTTCTTGACGCCATTGAATGCATATACTGCAGCTGCAATCATTGGCGCACCAAACTTATCCCATGACTGCTTTAATGGCTGGAAGAATTCTGCAACCTTCTTCTTGATTTCTTCTAACTGCTTGTCTACTTCTTCAAGAAGTCCTTTCTGTTCTTTTGCACCACTGTCATCCATGCTGAATCCGCCGATATCACCACCGGAACCACCAGCACCGCCTGAGCCACCTGAGTCACCTGAAGACGGATCACTTGAACCATTGCTTGAATTGATGTTATTGATTGCATCGAACCCAGCAAGAGCTCCTTTCAATTCCTTCTTGAGCTTGGAAGCATTACCTGCTGCCTTTTTTAATCCGCTTCCTGTTCCACTTGCGCCTTTAGAAAGCTTCTGTGAACTGTCGGAAGCATCGTTCATTTTCTTTGCAAGAGCCCCTGTGTTTCCTGCTGCCTTCTTAGCATTGTTTGACACTCCGCCAAAAGAAGAACTCAACTTCTTTGACTTGCCGCCAAACAGTGCCGTCAGATACCCAACGGCAACCATAACAACTTTAGTGAATGCAACAACATATGGGACGCAGGAATTAATTGCCTTTGCAATATTGGTAAAGAATCCAGCAATATTAGACTGTCCAATTGTGTTCATTACATCTGACATACATCTAACAATAGCTGTTCTCATATTAGCGATTGATGTAGCAATTCCACCTGTTGCATTTCTTGCCTGTTCCTCGAATGACTGATAGCCGTTAATGCCCTGTGTATTTAACTTCATAATTGTATCCATGAACTGGTCCATTGATACCGTTCCGTTTCTTAAAGCCTCACCTAGTGCTGAAGCATTGACAAAGCCCATGGCCTCAGCCACCTGTTTCATCTGTGCAGGCATTGCAGTCATCGCTGAACGCCATTCAAACATATCGGGTTTACCCTTAGCATATGACTGTGACAACTGTTCTAAGGCTGATTTCTGTATCTCGGAACTTGCACCGCCGGCTAGAATAGCATTATTTAGTGCAAGGAACATATCTGTTGATCTAGAGATGTTACTGTTCACTGATGTAAATCTCTGTACTGCGCCTGATGCATCGTCTAGGGTTGTTGGAAGTCCAATAAGCTTATTGCTTAGTTTCTGTATCGATGCATTCGCTTGAACACTGCCAACGCCTAGATTCGACATCACACGGCTATAATTGCTAAGAGTATCAACTCTCTTGATTGCAGCATCAATATTACCTAATATCGTTGATTTAATCAGAGAAGCAATACCAAGACCCGCCACAATATTGCGAATACTCTTAAATGAATTGCCAATTGAACCTGTAACCTTATCAACATGATTCTTTAGGCCGGTGACTTCATTCTTCACGCTGTTCAGTTCTGATTTCGCTGATTTCGTCTGTGCAGATATTACTATCTGCAGTTCCTCTACCGTCATTCTGCATCACCGCCTTTCTTTTTCTTAGTGCTTCATTATGTCTTCTACTGAAGGCAATACGAGAAGATCTAGCGCTTGCGACCTCTTTTCTTTCCTTCTCTTTTTCAAACTCTTTCCTATCCTCTTCAAAAAGTGAAGGATAGAAGTCCCACAATTGTGTAGGAGTGAATGAATCATCCTTGCCATTAAGGACAGTGGCGATACAATCCCTTATCTGAAAGGCCTGTATCTGAAGAGATATCGCTTCCTGTCGCACCATTTCTTTTTTCTTTCTTTCATGCGCTGAAATAATATCGTATAGCTCATCTAACGAATAATTCCAAAATGAAAAGGGGTCTACTCCAGCATCAAGCGCTGGATCATAGACCGCCTTGTATATGTAATCTGTAATCAGGATATCTTCTAGAGATTCTTCTTGGCTTCCGCCATTTCCTTTTCCATTTTCGTTTCGAGAGCCCCAGAGAAAAAACCCGATACCTGGAACAATGGAATAAGAACATCACTAAGGAACTCTGTCTGTGAGCCACCTTCATCGATGTATCTATCGAACATATCATTCACATCGCTTCTGTCGATGTTGCTGTTGAACTTCTGAAGACCACCGTGTGTGATGTCTAGCATAGTACATAATGGTGTCATGCCTGTTTCTGTATTAAGAAGGTTGATAAGACTTCCACCATACATCTGTTCTAGTCTTGAGATTTCTCCTGTTGTTAGTTTCAATTTATATTCTTCTTCCCCAATCTTCCAAATGATGAAGGGTTTTCTTTTTGCTTTTACTTCCATTTATCTATATCTTCCTTTCTATGCTGCTACTGGATCAGTAACAGTGAGTTCAGATTGTAATGCGATTGAAATTGTGAATTCAATAGCATCATTAACACCACCACCCGCTCTCTTAACAGTAACCTGTCCTGAGAATGTAGTTGCAGTGCCGTCCTTCAATGTTTCCTTGAACATTGCGGTAGCTCCTGATTTTTCTAGTTCTCTCATTAATCTGTACGAAGATGTTTCTTTACTGTTGTCATACTTGAATGTATATTCAAGGTCTCCAGGGTCTCCGATACCAAACTCATAGACCTTAACTGCATCATCAAGTGAAGAGTTTTCAACTTTTTCTTTTTCAATACCCATGTCAGGAATCTTCTTCAACCCTGGAAGGTCAGTAAAAGAAGTTCCCTTGTTTGTCTTGTCATATGATAATTTAGCGCCATTTGCTAGCATTATAAAATTCCTCCTTATCAGTTACATACCATGATAGATGTATTCACTATCATAATATGCTTCATAACTCATTTTTTTGTGTCTTAGTCCTGATGCATCATCAATATCTCTGCATGATACTCTCTTGAGCCCCATAGCTGATAATGCCTTATCAACTCTCAAGGCTGTACCTGACGTACTCTTAGTATCCCAGATTTCGATTCTGTAAAGGACATGTGATATCTGCTCCTTATCATCCGTCCATTCCGATACGCTATTATCTTCCTCAACGTACTGAACCGCTGGAAGATTAGCCCAATCCTTAGGATAGATATCAGTGACTTCAAGGCCTTCATCTGTTAGAGCCTTATATACTTTATCTTTAATGTTGATCATAAGTTCCTAATCCTTTTCGATTAACTGGCTGATTACAATACCAGCCTCTTTTACTGCTTTCTTTTCAGTCTTTTTTGCTCCCTGATACATGAATGGCTGTGCAGCCTGTCCGTCCGACTTGTAATATCTCTTACCATCAACCTCAATGACTACCCAATGGTAATGTTTTATCGCGCTGTCTGATAGCTTATCTTCCGGAATCCACCAAGGCTCCATAGTGTAAGATGGATTTGCGTATGGAGATATTCCAGAATGGTCTGCAGCACCTTTTCGACCTGTTCCGAATTCGACATATTGAGCATATGCCTTATTTGTATAAACATATCCCTTGTCGCCTTCAACACGTGTCTTGATTGAGTTTCTTAATGCACCATCATTAACAGGACATTCAAGCACGCACCCACTTCTTATAGTTTCCGCAGCCTTTCCAAGAACCTGTTCAGGATTCTCAAGTACTGCATCTATAGCGCGAAGCGTTCTAAATAATTCATTAGCACCATTGAGACTCATTTAATAATCTTCTCCAATTCAAAGAGGTAGTGCCTGTTATATTCCTTCATGCTGATGATTCTGTAATCCGGTTCATCAATTGACTGATTATAGACATTCACTCCCCACTTTTCAGTGGGTCTGAAATCATCATCCAAATTCTTAGGAAGAATCATATTAAGAATGTAGTTCAGTCTCTCCCCATACATTTCAGCCTGTAACTTACCGGATGCAGGCCATATCTCAAGAAGCATTGATTTTCTCTTGATCCACTTTTCAGTAGTGACACCTTCGCCGTCCTTTTCGATGACAGGCTCATATACAGGATAGTTCTTAAGCGCTGAAAGTCTCATTTGTTCCCCTCAGGCTTCTTTTCGTGAACGATTCCTCCTGCACGAATCAGTCTCAAGTTGTTGAGAGTTGAGAGAATATCTTCAAAAGTGGAAGACTGAAAAGTAGATGTTATGCCACCTTCTGAGTGTGATGATTCTCCCACCATGCCCTCTCTGAAGTACATGGCACATGCTAGATCAGCCACACAGAAATCCATTGCAGTGATATATACAGTGCGGTTTGTATGTGCAAGAGCACGCTGTTTTGCCATTTCAACATAGATTTTTGCACGCCCCTGACTCGTTCCTGTTCTTTCAGCAACAATCTCAACTAGATCCATAGATTACTCCTCCTGCATCTTAGTGAGAACTGCGACCAATTCCTTTTTAACAAGACTAGAATATCCGCTAACGCCCTTTTCCTTTGCAATAGTCTTTAACTGGTCAACAGTCATATCGTTGAGATCTGTCACTTCTGCATTTTCTACAGGAGTATCTTCATCATTCTTCTTGTCTTCAATGACACGATATCCCTGTTCAGTATAACGCTGAAGGTCATCCTCATGGATGACTCTTTCAACGTTGATTCTTTTTACAATGATCATTATGCATCAGCTGAGACGTTAGCAATGATTAGGTCAAGCATGTTGTCCTTTTCCCAGCAGTCATGATATCTTCTATAGTCAATCTGCCAAGCATTTGCATCCTGGTTAGTATCAGGGTCAAATACTCTTGTCTTGTCCTGCTTAGTAACACCGATAACACTATTGATTGGCGCCATTAAGAAGTTTACATTCTTAGCAGTTTCACCCTTTGTATATCCACCTGCGTCTTTTGTTGCTCCAGCATCAACCTTGATAGCTGAATACATTCTGTTCTTTGGTGTAGGAATGAATGTAATTTCATCAAGCTTATAGATATCTAATGTGATATTTCCAATAGTTAATTTACCTGATGTAAGGTTGCTGTTTACCATCTTTTCCTTTAATAATCTTAAAGTATCATATGTAATATGGCAGATGATATCACCCTGATATCCTTTATCACGGATAGTATCCGCTGCCTTTTCTAATTCAGAAAGAATATTCTGTTCAGTCAATGCAGTTGTTAGGATGTTGGCTGATTTCTTTGCTGTAACATCAGAAACAACCTTAGAAATACGGTAAGCATCTACTTCAGGGGCAACATGTAAACGCTGGAATTCTCCCATGACAGTGCCAGCAGATGCCACAAAGTTAGTTTCATTTACATCCATTGCATCAAGAAGGAACTTTCTTCCACGGTCCTGTGTCATTTTGAATGTTTCATATTCAAGAGTAACAGCACCCTGTTTATATCCTTCATCTCTGTTATAGTCTCCTAAGCCCACTAATGACATCTTAGGGATTTTTACCTCTGCACCACCGTCATACTTAATCTGTCCGGCATTGGCATCCATCCATGATGTAAGAGTGAGATGCTCCATCTGTTTATCTAATTCAGTCTGAAAAATAGTTGAATACTGTAATGTGTTAATTGCCATGTTCTATACCTCTTTTCTAAAATTTAAGTGCATTCGCGAATGCCTTTCTTGCATTCTCTTCTTCAGCAGTCAATACATTGTTTTTTGCCTTGTCTAAAGGTGCTTTCCCTTTCAATCGGTCATCAACAGACTGCTGAACTGCTCCCTTGAATGCTTTAGAGAGTCTCTTGACAGATTCATTTACGGAATCAGCATCAGTGTAGTCAATAAAGTCAGCCATGTCTGCTGGAACTCCTGCAGCATTAAGCTGTTCCTTGGCAACTGCAGTCAATTCTCTACGAGTAATTGCTGCTTCTCTATTGTCAAGATCTTTTTTTCTCTTATCTTCCTCATACTGCTTCTTTTCATCATCTGTCATCTTTTGAAGCCTTTCGGCTTCCGTATGATCCTTATCCCACTTCTTTCTTGCACGGGCAAGTCTCTTCTGGACAATTCTGTCCACATCGTCTTCTGTGAGGGTTGTTACTTTGGCTTTATCATCTTCCGGTTCACCTGACTGCGCATTATCGGGATTCCCTTCGTCGCCATTATCTTCTTCCCCTTCTTCCGCAAAAAGCTGAAGATTCAAAGGCATCATATTCTTAATATATTCCATAACTTAATTCCTCCGTTTATAGTCCGTATGACTGTTATATCCATGCACCTTTTAATGTCATATGCACGTTATGGACAAACAGAAAAAAAGAAGAACATCAACCGCTCTTCTGTCTGCTTCTGTATTTCATCAATGCTTTAGGTTTTCTTTCCTTGGGAGGCGGACAGTACTCTTCATATGTCTCGTGTGAGAGTTTTCCGCATATCATGCACATATATGTCACCTTCTTGACAATGACGTGCCTACGGCTGTCAAAATGATTTTTACAGTCATATTCAAAGTACTGGTGATGATGTGGTTTCAATCCTTCAGCCATATGGTTCTCCTTTCTTGAAATTGGGCAAAATAAAAACCGACTAGATAGTCGGCTTATACAAACGGTATTATGTCTTTCAAGTCTTTCATAAATCGCTTGGCTTTTTCAATAGTTGAATTATCAGTAAGGTATTCTATACCTTTTGGTGTAATCTCACATTTATCAAGGTTGTATATATCTATGTTTTCATCTATATCCTGGTCAATTACTATCCCACTGATATATCCATCATTCAACAGATTCACAATGACATAAGTCCAGTACTTTCTGTTGATCTGCAGATATTTACTGTCATGTCTTATGAGTGATGCATCAATATCCTTCCCTTGCTTGAGCTGCATATACAGGTAGGATAGAATCTGATAAACAATTACATGATAATCATCCCTTGCCATGTTGTTCTCCTTCCTTGAGATTGTATAAAATAAAAAAACGACTATTCTTTTAGTCGATTTGCGTAATGATAATCAATTAAAAGGGATAACTGGAGGGGCGGTCGAACCATTTCTAAGAATGGGCATCCCTCATCCGGCATATATCTAATTAGATATACGGCGTGTTAGACGAGACCGATTTTTCTACATCAGTTATCCTTTTCTACTGATATTAAATCATTTAAATCTAAATAAGTCAATATATTTTTATTTCTCACATCCAATAAACTCATTTTCTTTTTAAGTCTTTTTATGTTCTTAGCTGCAGATTTTTTACCCTTATAGTTGAAATGAAAAATTTCCTCTTCATCATTAATATATTTAAGAACAATATCATAAGCTCCGTTTTTTCGCTCTGCTTGTTTCACAAATGAATAACTCTCACCATCTTCTGCTATAAATGCCATATCATAATCTAGTATGGTATTTACTGTCATGAGGTCCTGTATATCAAGAGAACCATCAGTTACATGTTTTTTTATAAAATAAGAGAAGTCTTTATCATATATGTATATTTTTCTGCCGGTAAAGGGATTTAATCCTATATACGTTTTGCTCGGCAAAAGCACTGTTAACTCTCTTCTAGCAATATCCGGATTTCTTTCATTCATTTCCATAGCATTATTCAATGCGGTTATTGTAGTTTCAGGTATTTTATCTTTTTTATTTTCAGAAATAATCCTTTCTCTTTCTGATTTTTTGTTCAAGTCTAATGTTTTATCATTCTTTTCAATTAATTTTGTATTGGTATTTTCCTCTTTCTTAACAGGAACTTTTTTATCTTGACCAACAGAAGCCGATGCAGCTTTAACATGAGTCTTTAGATTCTTCAATACTTCTTTCTTTTTATTCTTCGAATCCTCTTTATTTTTATTCTTCGATTTTTGGAATTCTAATTGTGATAATGACATATTTTCCTTATCAAATGAACTGCGGTATTTTTTCTGCTGCTTCTTATCACTAGAATAATTCTTAGCTGACTTCTCAGCAGTGTTGATTGCTTCAGCACCATGCTTTTCAACCATTCTCTTATGCCACTCTTTATAAGTCTCATCCGCTGGAACCTTCATTCTTTCACCTGTGACAGGGTCCCTTGCAAATCTTTCTAGACTATGCATAGTTTCATCGTCAAGATTCATAATAGTAGTAGAACGGCACCATGGGTGCATTGGAGGGGCGTTTACGCCTATCTTCTTATCATTCACCCTGTATACACTTCCGTCTCTCTCACGGCAAATTTGAGACGTTCTAAGGTCTAGTGTTGCAACAAATCTATACTCCTCTATGCCGTAATCCTTGTAAGCCTGGAAGTGCGCCTCATTGTGAATGTATGATGATTCGGTTCTTACAAGTCTTCTAGCTTTATTTCTACCTGATAGAAACTGTTCGTTGATTGAGTCGGTCATTTCCTTCTCTGTCTTTCCTGTAAGTGCTCCTATCATGAGTTCCTCTTTTAATGAATCAGCGACCTTCTGAGTATTGTTCCATACTCTTTCGGAATAGTTCTGACCTGACCATTTCTTTTTCAGAATGGTTTCAAGAGCACCTTCATCAATAGGGCCTGTCTGAAGATCTAGACCACTCATTCTTGCAGCTTCATATACTGCATGGTGATAACTGCTTTCATAGACCTGTCGCATTGTCTTCCCTATGGCATCTCTTTCCTTGGATGCAATGGCATTAATCAGCTTATTAATTGACTTGTTAATATCATCAAGCCTCTTCATACGGTTCTTGTATGCTGGGGCTTCCAATTCTGCTAGTACCTCTCTTTTTTGGGCGCCTGTCTTATTCTTGTATGCTTCAAGCAGTTTTTCGAAATTTCTGCTGTCAGCCTCTGAAAGAAGATTAATAGCCTCGTCTCTTGTCAGATGATGTTTTGAAGCGAATCTATTGAATATTCCCTCAATCTGTTTGGCAGTGTAGATTGCAGCCTTGCTATAGATTACGCTCAACTCTTTGGCGCAGTCCTCAGCCAACTGCATATCCTTGTACATGTTCCTTGCTTCTCGCATCTCCCAGTACTTTATGTTTTTGATGTTAGTCATAACAGAGCACTATTATTCCTTGTCTTTGTCATCATCATTATTACCATCTTCCTTGTGATCATCTGTTTCTTCTTCATCTTCTGGAGGAGTATTCTGATTTTCGGTATCAAATAACTGCTTCTGTGTCTCAAGCGCTTCCTGCTGTTCTTTCTTGACTTCTTTCATTTCATCATCGACGTTTGAAACAAAGTCAAGCAGTGCAAGAAGTGTCTTGGTTGAAACAACACCTTTAAGGTTCGAAATAATCTGTGATAATTCAAGACGGTTCTGTGGGAGCCCTCTTGTGAATACAGGCTCAATCATTGACTGATCAGCAGCAATTGCCTTTAGATTGAGATAAGTACAGAACATTCTTATACGCTTCTTAAGTCCCTTCTTGTAATATCTCTCTTTTGTCTTGGTCAGGGTTTCGAGTGCTAGAAGCTTATACTGAATAGCAATACCTGAACTGTTGCCAGCAAAGTTTTCATCTGTCAGATTAGGAACATGAGAAAGTGAATAGATATCTTCCTTTATTGAGCGCTTGAGTGTTTCCACTGCATTCTCATCAAATGTTCTAGTCAGATATTCAGAGCGTGCATCATTAGGAAGTTCCATAACTCCATTCTTTCTAATATCATGAAGCGCCTTTGTTGCTTCTTCATCGGTATCACCTAAAAGAGCGCCATAGATAACAAGCACCGCATCAATGAACTGCTCCTTATCGTTGATTCTGTCAGAGCATAACGTATTGTATGCATCAATAAGAGAAATCTGCTGTTCATAGTCTCCGATGCAATCCATGTTGTTTCTATACTCAATGATAGGGTCCTCACCTAGAAAATGCGGATAAGGCTCACCTAGTTCTGAAAACTCGCCTTTTTCAAATTCTTCGTTGCATATGATTCCGATTCTTGTGACATAGTTCTCACTTGTAATCGTCGCAGTGATATTGAACATGTCAGTAGAATCATCTTTTTCAATTGAATAATAAACGCTGAATAGTTCATGCTGCTCAATTGAGGAATCGAAAACCTTAAATGTTGACAATGGGTCAAGCGTCTTGGTCATAAGCTTGCTTTCATGCTCGCATAAATAGACATATTCGTAAGCAACACCAGCACGGGACATATTGATAGCATTACATGAATCTGTATCATCTGTTTCAGCGTCAACGAATGCACCTGTAAGCTTGTCAATATTGCCGTCTTCTGTGTTCTTCTTGAATGTGATAGGGTTTGAAAGAAAATAGCCTGTTGCTGTATCTGATATATCTTTAGCATGGTTTACCATGATCTTATTGTTTGGCTGGTTCTTGAACTTCTTTTCCCTGTTCATGATGGCATGCTTACCAAAATAATAGCCAACATTCTTCAGTATCTCAGGAGCACGTTTACTATAATGCTTTGCAATAAGACGAAGAATCATACTCCTGTCTATGTTTGTCTCGTCGAAATTTTCTCGTGGAATCGTGAAAGTATAATACATCTTTTAAAATCTCCTCTTTCCTGCTCTTGCCTTCTTCATAAGGATTTCATTTTCAATAGCATATCTAACCGCATCTATAGTGTGGTTGTTTCTGTCGGGGAAGTCCCCTCTAAGGTTGCCATCTCTATCCATTTCAATTTCATAGTCATTGAATTCACGTGCAGCATTGGGGCATCTAATAGGATCTATAATTATCTTGTCTAGGTCCTGAAGGAACTTTATTCCGTTGTCTACACTGTCAGCGCCTTTCTTTGCACCGATGATATTGAGACCTAATAACTTGAATTCATTAATGGTTCTTGGCTCGGCTGAATCGGCAGTGACTAGCTTATTGAGTGGGTTGATCTCCTTGATAAGTTTGACGGCCTTGGCATTTGATAGTCTAGTTCCATATACTTCACCAAAAATAAAAAGACGCCTGCGCGTCTTGTCATAGTTTGCTTTGACATATGCCAATGGGTCACCAGCATAACCAAAGTCTAGTCCGTTTTTTAATCTATCGAATACCTGTATTTCCTCGTCGGTTATCTCTCGTATATCAAGGTTTGTAAAAACCTCACTACCTGTACCGGTTACCTCACCTAGATAGTCATGCTTATACTTATCAGGCTTTGTCTCCTTCATGTGGTTGGCTTCAATTAGAAACTGCTCCCCAAGCCACTGAGGTGGTGCCTGTAAGTAAGTTGTGTGAGAGACATATGTATCATCCCTTTTTACTAGAACTTGCCTATTGCACCAATTACGTTGTGATTCAGGAGGGTTGAAAGAATAAAAGACACAATACTCATGTCCACCACGAAGAAGTGACTGATTGATATTGGTTATTTTATCGTATGTTTCGAATTCGTCGCATTCTTCATACCATACGTATTTAACATAGCCGACAAACACCTTGATAGATTTCAACTTCTTAGGATTGTCAGCACCTTTGAATATTATCTGTTGTCCTGTCGGTCTGTATGTCATCTGTAACTTAGATTCAGGTATGTCCCAATCTTCTTCAGCCTTCAGCATGAATATGCCCCACTTAATCTGTTCATAGACTGAACCCCTTAAAGTGTCCTTTACACGTCTGATAACAACTGCATTGCTCATCAGTCCTTTTTGTGCATCTCTCATAATCCCTAAAGGAATCTCTGTGCCAATGAAAGAGGATTTCAAGGAACCACGACCACCTTTTAACCAATAGTGCGTGTAATCATTGTTTTTTACATGTTTGTGAACTTCATAGAAAGCCGGACCAATGGTAGATTTCAAACTAACCTTATTCATCTATATCATCTACAATCACTGTCTGCCCATTTGAAGTAACATCCACATTATCTGTAAACATACCAAAACGTTTACCTAACAGCTCTGCAGCTTTAAGCCTTTCTTTCTCGTCCGGAGGCTTCTGAATGACCTTTTGTGTACCGTTACCGTTCATGATCATTACATATGATTCCGATTTAGCGCGCATAACAGATGTAAGATATTCGACTACTTCTTGAATGTCGGCTGTGTTATCATTGTGAATCTCTTCCATTTTTTCAGAGATATATTTTTGTATCTCTTCTTTTTTTAAAAGCTTTGAAGCAAGAGGTGCTGCACTGGTGGCACTTTTACAATTGGCATAGACTGTTAGATATGCTCTTGTAGCATTAGTATCTTTTAGATACTCATCACAAAATAGTTTCTGCTTTTCTGTCATAGTCGCACCCCTTTCTCATCAAGTAATAAAAAAAGAGGCTTTATTATGCCTCTCTGCTTAATTTGCCTCTTTTTACCATTATATAACATTTAAATGCGCAATGTTGCGCCGTTTAACGTTTATAACCGTGTATTCACGCTAATCTAGAATAACAATCATCTTTTCAATTGCATCATGTATGTACTTCTCTGCTGTTCTCTGCGATACATGCAGCATGTCAGCAGTATCATAGATGCTCATTGATTCGATGTATCGATAAAAGAGTACATCCCTATGATTGATATCATCAAGTTTATCTATATTTTGACGTATGAGAGCCATTTCTTCTAAACACCTATCCTTCATCATGATGTAATCGTTCTGAGTCTTGGGCTCTGAATATGAACCTGTCGGACTGTCTCTATATGAGATGGCTTTAACATTGATTAACTTATTCTGTAGATAGTCTGCTTTGTCTTTAAGATTTCTATATGATTTTAAATATGTTCTGACTTCTTCGGCTGTCATACGTTACCTCCTGATTACTCAAAAATGAAAAATAAATAAATCACTATCACCAATACAAATAGAATAAAAAACAATTTAATTTCACTCCTCCTTATCTTTTAAAGTATATACATAATATTTTCTTGGGGCAGTGCTAGGATGCCTTGCATTGTATTTATCGCTGTGCTGATTGCTTGCCTTGCAGTAGAAACTAGCTAATCCAATGGATAGCCTATTAGCGCATTCTTCAGCAGTGCCTGCAATAATTACATTGTCATTCATGTCATAGACAACATAGAACTGCCTATCTTCATAGCTTGCTCTTTTCTTTTCTTTCTTGTGTACTTTTCTATGAGCATATATGTTTGTCATATATTCCTCATTATCATACACACTCCCTATTTTAATAGGTATCTCATTTGAAAATACACTTTCATGCTTATATATACGTTGCCATCTATGTTTTAGAGCTAATTGAGTAGCATCAACATACTGACTTATCTTTTCTATTGATCCAGTTATATCGGTTCTTTTTCCGTTGCGATATAAAACAAAGTTTCCCATTTAACCTCCTTTCTGGAGAAGAAGAAAACAGTCCTTTACTCTTCCTATTGGTTTTCAATTTGTGTCTTCTCTTCTCCCAGCAACATCATAACTTTATAGTTGGATAGCAAAATTAGCGCTTCATACTCTTATTCTTTGCAAAAGAAGGTGAATGAGATTGAAGCAAAGCCATGACACTGCTGTTGTTTGTTGGTTTTAGAATAGAAAAATATGTTAGGGCATCGAATCCATGAGAGGATCTTGCTTTTAGAAAAGAATCTATTAAGTATGAGGGGTCCTAATAAATTTTCTTGATAGTATATAAAATCTAATAAAGAACTCAATGCCCTGTTTGATTATCTGATGAACTTCTTTTGAATCTCTTCAAGAACCGTGTAGCAACTCTTTCGCTGCACTCTGTCATTGATTCTTATTCTTGATGTAACAATGCTTATAATTCTATCACTGAAGCTTGTATGATTAATGACTGCAATAATATCATCAGCATCAATCGGCATTCCCTTGTATTCAAGTTCCCCTTCTTCCTTTTTAGGAACAAATGTTGAAAGCCAGTCAAGTCTTGCCTTTGCTAGACTCATAGTGCTGTACTCTTCCTTGTGGATCATCTTCTTCTTGTAATAGAAAACGATTGCACACAGTCCCCCTTCAGGCCATCTAGGAGGCAACTGAAATTCAAAGGTGCATTTATCTAAATTGATGATACTGAACGTTCTGCGCATTCTTATCATGTCATTCTCGCTCATAGGCGCTCTAAAGTAGTCCCATACTTCAACTAATCTAGCCACTTCTATACCTCCCTGATTGTCTCATGATAACGATATTCAAATAATTTCTTCTTGATTTTATAGACAGGAGTTCTGAGACCTTTGACGTCTTCTATGACCTTTTCATCATCTCTGTAATATACGAAGTCGGCCACGTATGTAATTGGTCTTCTTTTCCTCTTCTTTCCATCAATTACAATTTCAAATGACGGTATAAGTTCAAACTGAACCTGAAGAGACAGGTCTCTAATGCTTCCCATCTCTTCAAGTTTCTTGAGTTCTGTATATCTCTTTGCTTCTTTTCGGCTGTCGAAGACAATGCCGTCAACAATTGCCTTCTTAGCCTTGTATTTATTCTTGATCATTAGAATTGAATATCATCCTCTTCCATAACTAATTCATTATCATCAAACTGCTGAAGTGGTTCATTATGCACATAACTGTTTGTTTGTGCTTGTGGTGCAGTAGCTGTATTACTATCTCTCTTTGTATTAATAAACTGTACAGAGTCAGCAATCACCTCAGTGACATATACCTTCTGACCTTGATTGTTCTCATAGTTTCTTGTCTGAATGCGACCATCAACAGAAACAAGTGAGCCTTTAGAACAGTAGCGCTCTGTGTTTTCTGCAATCCTGCCCCAACAAACACAATTGATGAAATCAGCTTCCTGATCATCACTCTTGAAGTTTCTTTCTACTGCTAGATTGAAAGAAGTAACAGCCTTCCCACTCCCTGTTCTTCTTAGTTCAGGGTCTCTTGTAAGTCTTCCGACTAATGCGACACGGTTAAGCATTAATAGTGTTCCTCCTTGTCTTTTCTTGTCATAAGTTATTATTCTCCTTATCTTCTTCTATGCCATTCGCAACGACCGATACAATAACGAAAACTGCAATTGCAATCACAGATACCACAATAAGAACGCCAACAATCAGCATAACGATAGCAAACACAGAAAATACATTTTCTAATACCTGCAATAAAAACATCTATATCACTCCTATCTGATAAATAAGTAAATCATCAACATTATGGTAGCAACATAAGCTGCTACTAGGATAAAGAAATCCCTGTTAGCTGCTTTATTGCTTTTGACAAGCTTATTATTCAGTTTATGAAGTTCATCCATTTTCCCACAGTCTTCTCTGTAGAAGTCCAATACAGTTTGGTTT